TGCGAGTATTAGCTGTAAAATGAGGAAGCTGTAGAGTCTGACCGCGAGTTCCGTTTGTTGTTCCAATGTCAATCCAATCACCTCGCATAGACATACTACCTAGTCGGGAATGACTATGATTTCTGTCCTTGACACCTACAAGCATAATCCAGCCTTGTAGAACAGATGAGGTCGGGAGCGATGCACTTATTCCTGTTAAGGCACCAATAGTAAATCCGGGAGTTGTTACGCGAACTTTTAGCCACCCGGTTGTGGGCATTGCTGTACCTGCATCGTATACAGTATCACCTGTCTTAGCAGACATGACACAAAGTAAAACAGCAGAAGCAGTCCCTTGAGTAATAATTGTTCCGTATGCAGGCACATTACCTGAACCGGAATCGAACTGAAGTAACTTAGTAAATTCTGTAGTTACGTTAAATACTCCACCAAGAGTAGAACTTACTGTTATGTTACCTAATGGGCCAGTAGTTGCTGTTGCATTCGGAGCGTACCTGCTATCGCAGTCAATAATTAAAGTTCCACCGTCTACGTTGTAAGTGTCTGCACCAGTTTTAGCTGTAAGTTCTGAGATGTACTTTGTTGTTGTAATGGTATATGATGCCATTGAATTGTTCCTAATTGTTTATCAGAGAAAGTCTCAGACATTGGGTAACACCTTGCAAGCAACAAGGCAAGAAAGCAAAGTAAGCTATTACCATTTACCTTTCGGGCAAGGGCCAATAACGCACTTTGTTTTAATAGGGCAATTGCATACCCCGCAAACAACAACTACCCAACCTAGTGCTATTTTCTGTTGTTGATTTTCGCAGCTTTCACATACCTTAATTCTTTCTTTGTATTTATCTGAATTAGGTAAGTAAATAGGAAGGGTAGTCATTGTTATCTCCTATCAGGCAGCTAGACCAGCAGCTACGTTGGTACGGAAGCGAGCGATTAGCGCAACGCAGTCAATAGCTTCAACACCGGACTTGAAAGATTCAAGGTCGTTTAAGCGATTACCGTGACCATTGTGGCGGCTGTTCTCACGCTCATCTAAAGCAGCTACAGCAGCGGCAGCTTGAGAGGCAGCTACGGAAGCAGCAGCAGCTTGTGCAGAGGCAGCAGCGGCAGCGGCGGTTGCAGCTTGAGCGGCAGAGGTAGCGGCAGCTACGCTACCAGCAACTTCAGCAATGCTGTTCTGTAGAGCAGTGATCTGAGCAGCTTGTGCAGCGTCTGTACCAGTTAGATTACCAATATCATTTTGCAGAGCAGTGATTTGGGCAGCAATAGCAGCACAATCGCACTCAGGGCCAGTTTGATTGATAACCGAAACTTGGCTAGCTAGGTTGTCTAACTGAGCAGTTAAGCCAGCAATGGTATCTTGTAGAGCTTGGTCAGCAGCTTGACGTTCGGCAGTTTCAGTAGCTAGAGCAGCATTGATGTTACCAACTAGAACCTGTAGTTGTGCAACAACAGTAGAGTTCTCTAGTGCATCTAGGCGGTTACCTAGAGCAACAAGCTGGGTTACAATGTTCTGAGCAGTCTGGTAACCGGGCTGGTTAGGATCAGCATCAAGAATAGACTGAATCTGAGCAACAGCAGCAGAAAGAGCAGTAATATCTACGTTGGGCATGCCAAGTAGAGTATTGATTTCAGTGCGAATTGCTTCGCCAGTTGCTTGACCAATACCGTCTAATAGACATTCTAGGGTTTGATTTAAAGTAGTCATTTATTTTCCTTATATAAGACCAGCACTAAGGTGGCTGGATTACCACTTGATTGCTTTAGCTGGTCTGATTTGGGTCAGTGCAGATACTACCTGTTAGGATGGTAGCTAATTGCTCTATTCGTAAAGTATGAGAAGCTATCTCTTGCTGAACTAGGCATCTTACCAGTTTACCTACTTCTTCACCAATACCTGCGAAAGCACATTCTAGTTTGTTGTTGAAAGATTCAATCGAATCTTCAGTTGTTTCTTGTGGCATACTGCAATATCAGGCCTTAATTGTATGCATAAGTAAGTCGGTCATCCCATACTTTATTAAATGCAGCAGTACCATTGCTCCAAGTTTCAGATATATCACCGTCAACAGCAATGCTGATTAACGAGATACGCCAAACAGCAGCAGATTCTAATGAACCCGGAATTGCTTCACCTTTGTAGAAAAGATTATCTGTAATAAAATCGACTCGTTTGGTGTACAATTCTGACTCCTGATTTTGAACTACTACTGTAGTATTGTTTGTAATTTTATTGCTAGGTGCTGATTGTTTTGTAACCAGTGTATCACCATTGGTAAACTTCATTACCAACCGACCTTCTTTATCAAAATCAACAGAAGTAATTTGCTTATTAGCATCCAGCTCTGCTTTACGTTGAGCTTGGATATAAGTCTTTACTTCTGGCTGTTCTTTTAGTTCTTTGCTTTTGATAACAGCTTGAAGATGAAAAGGAATTACTTTTTCTTGTTTTACTACTGGTTTATACAGCCTAGCAATAGCAGATAATCCAGCTAGTTGTGCATCTTCTTCTGATAACTTACGTTGCAATGCTGAATTAGCTGCCTTAATAAACGCCTGACGTTGTTTGAAAGGTTTGAACTTTAGTGAATTTGGAAGATTATCGTCTGTAAACATTATCCATCCTTTGTACCTTTATTAAGCGCAAGAAAACCCTCGGGTTTAGCCAAGGGTTTAATATCATGCTGCATTGTCCATATTGTTATCATTATCATTCTGACCAGCATCTGATGTACGTGTACCCTCAAAAGGAGTTGACATGCCATCGCCTGCCCTTGAGGTAGCTTCACCAAGTAACTTATCAAGTTCTTCTTGAGTAGTTTCTTCAGGTAATGCATCAATACCTAATGAACGTAACGCTGAGTTAACAACATCTAGTGTACGAGGTAATAAACCAACAGATTTAGCTCGTTGTAAGAACTTGCCTTGTGATTCAAGGTCAACATCTTCAAAGCCTTCGTAATCCACAACACAACGGCGGGTTACATCCCATGCGTTTAATTCATAGATTTGACGAATTAAATCTTCATTTAAAACACGAACGATATTACGTAAGTAATTCTCTACAGCATTACCTGTGAGAGTATTCTTTAGAGTACCTAATGCAAAACTACCTGTATTGGTATTACCCATCAGGAGAATATCAGCAGACATACCAATGAAGATCATGCTGCGATAATACTCTTTAATCTTTTCAGTATCGAATGATTTACCAGTACCTTCTTTAGATAACAACTCAAGATTAAACAATTCTTTACGAGTATCAGGGTCTACAGCACTTGGCAAGATAATACCTGCTTGGGAACCTTGCTGTAAATTACGGATAATGTTCTTGAAATTCTCGTACACTGCTTTCTGATCTGGAGATGCATCAGAGGACATATACTGAGCAGGAATCCTGAGTAAAGGAACCCCTGCCAAATCCTTATGCACACCAGATGCTTCTAGTTCTTCAATAGTAGTAAGATAACGATACGGTAAATATACATCCCTTAGCGGTGAAGTACCATACGGATTACTGCGATTACGTCCTACGGTAAACAACAAGAATTTACTACGTGGAATAACTACTGTAGAATCTTTCCTACTGGAATAACGTCCATTAGGGTCACTGATACCAGAGATATTCTGCTTTACACCAATAACATCATTACCATCATCACTGAAGATAAACTTCTCAATGGTATCTTGCTGGCGTAACTTTAGTTTCTTAGGTGCGATAATACCATCATCGTACATTGAACCGTTGGATTTATACCTACGGCGATATACTTTCTCTACTACAGCAAAACCATGCACAGACATAGACATAGATTCAGCTAGGAAATCATCCACGGAATGTTCCATGTCATATAGCATTTCTTGTAATAGCTTTGCTTTTTGTTTTTCTTCTTCAGTAGCATCCTTTGGAGGATTAACTCGCAAAGTAGCTTTCGCAATCATATTTGAGTAAAGATTCAGCGCAGAGTTAATCGCTGGATGCATTGACATTTGTTTGTATGTCTTGATGCTGTTAGGGTGATTTAACTCTCGCTTTAGTTCTTCTACGCTTACACCAGAAAATACGTTGATACCGTTGTAGCCAATTTCACCTAAACGCATACGCTCTGGTTGATCCATTGGGTTAACAGCCTTGATAATTTCTGATGTTTCTTTTGGTTTTCTTACAGCCATTAGTCAAGGCTCCTTTATGGTATTACGTTGTAAATTCACCGATTTTAACTACGTTTGTATTTGTTGGTAAGTCGATTGATTGGTAGCCAAATGACGGTGTTGAGGTTAAGTCTGGAAGGGAGAAGCTGGGTAGTTGTTTAGATTGATTGAGATACCAAAAAGCTGATACACAAGCATCTAGAGCATCATCGTGAGTTTTACCATCCCCTCGGAATTGCTCTAATTCATCAAAGAACCAGTCATTCCAATCAGCAGATAATACCTTAACAAAACCGCCTTCACATACTGAAGCAAAAGGTCTGAATCTAATTAGTTTACTTTTATTTCCGGTAGGGTGCAATCTTACATGTCTGCCTTTTTCAGAGAGCATCTTTTGTAATGTACTTGCATAAGCCTTTCCAGAAGCCCCAGCGTCAACAGGGATTACATAAGTAATATC